CGGCTGGGCACTTGCCGTTAAAATGTGTCATTGCGTTCCCTCATGCAATTAAAACCAAATAGGGGCTATATCACTGTATAACGGTAGCTTGTAAGGAGCTGAATTGCCTTATTAGTTATGACAGCGTGGTATAGAAGACTTAGGGACCAGAGCCCTCTCGTTATCTAGCGAGGCAGTTAGTCACTGCAAAAAGTTAGCACTCCCGTGATGGATTAATCAACCGGATCGGTGATGTACATAAATTGATTTCTAATTTTGATACTATTTTTGAACAGGCCCCTGCTGTACCTCAGGGGAAGGATTTTGATTGGGATGCGCCTTTGAAAAGAGTCCCAAGTTTTGATATGAGCTTTATAATGCATGAAAATGCGGAGTTGTCGCAGCTCAATAAACATTTGCGACGTAAACTCTCCAAGAAATATCAGCATATTGCTGCTTTGCAGCGCAAGGTCAATGAACTAGAGAAGATGCTTGAGTCCGTTTGTTTGGATTCGCAATCTTCTTCGACCGGCGCTTTGCAGCCGCCACCTGGTATGGATGTAACCGAGTCTGGACCTATGTCCCAACAGCAGATTACCGCTTTTGCGGATCAAGATGCTGGATGGACTACTGATGTCAAGAGTGGGTATGATGCTACCATGGATTTGGCGAACAATAATGATTCCAATTTGGGCGAGTTCTTGAACCGTCCTATCCGCCAGAGTGTGCAGAACTGGGTTGTTGGACAGCCCTTTTTCTATGCCTTTAACCCCTGGAAGGAATTTTTGGCTAATCCTTTTGTTGCTGAGAAAATTAAAAACTACGAGCTGATTCGGATGAAGATGCATTGCAAGATGGTTATCTCGGGCACTAAGTTTCACTACGGACGTGCACTTGCGAGTTACAACCCTCTGGCCGGTTTCAACTATGACCAGATCACTGTTGAGAGGAATTTCCTCCAGCAGGACTTGATCCAGGCTAGTCAGAAACCGCACTTCTTCCTAAATCCCACCAAGAATACTGGTGGAGAGCTTTGCATGCCCTTCTTTTGGAATAAGAATTATCTTTCCATCACAGACGACGATGCACAGGATATGGGTGAAATTATCATTAAGTCATTCGATAATCTCCTTCATGCAAATGGAGGTAATGACCCCGTAACTATCACGATCTATCTGTGGGCAGAGGATGTTGTCCTCACTATGCCAACCAGCACTTCACTGCTTGTTTCGCAGGCTGGTAAGAAGAATAAGAAGCCGCTCGGACCTAAGAATAAGAGCAATGACATTACTGCAAAAGATGAATATGGTTCTGGGATTATTTCCAAGCCAGCAGCAGTGCTTGCAAAAGCCGCGGGGGTACTCGCGGACTTACCACTTATTCGACCTTACGCGTTGGCGACCGAAATGGTTGCCGGTAAGGTGGGGGAAGTTGCGAAAATCTTCGGATATTCGCGTCCCTCAGTGGTCACTGATATACAATTGTTCAAGCCTAATCCGACAGGTAATTTCACTAACGTGGACGCTGCTGATGCAGTGCAAAAACTTACTATGGATTCTAAGGCCGAACTTACTCTGGATACCCGTACAGCGGGTCTTGATGGTGTTGACCAGATGGGCATTAATGATATTGCTCAGCGTGAATCTTATCTTACAAGTTTCACTTGGACGCCAGATGAAGGACCTGATACATTGCTGTGGAACTCACAAGTGACACCTATGTTGTTCGATATCCTACAGAGTGAAATTCATCCCACCCCCATGAGCATGCTTGGATCGTGCTTTAAAGCATGGCAGGGTAGTATTAAGTTCCGCTTTCAGATTGTAAAGTCTGACTTTCACAAAGGAAGAATGTTGGTTCGGTACGACCCGAATTCTCACAGTACTGCTGTTGAGTATAATACCAACTATTCCCGCGTGATCGATATTGCGGAACAGGATGATTTTGAGGTCGTGGTAGGCTGGGCGCAATCAGAGCCATGGTTATAGTGTGGAACTCTGAGCGACACTACGGTTAACTTTAGTGACACCGTACGCCTACCTAAGACTCAGGGACTTTTTAACGGAATCCTTGAGCTCAATATTTTGAACGATCTCGTGTGCCCCTCTGTGGACGCACCAATTAGCGTTAATGTTTTTGTCAGTATGTGTGAGGACGCCAAATTTGCGGCTCCCTCGAACGCCAATATTAACAATTTCCACGTTTTCCCACCGCAGACACCTGTGCTTGAGAGCCAGAGTGGAATGGCTGATCCTACGGAGAACCCATCTGTCGATGAAACCGACAAGCCGATGGGGTCTACCGAGATTCAGACCATTGCGAAGGAATCCGTGGAGGCGGACCATACTTACACTGTTTTCTATGGAGACCCTCCCACAACACTGAGAGAGTTGATGAAACGTTACCAACAGACGAGAGTCTGGGTGCCAGATAGGCCCCCGGAAGGTGTCGTGCGCATTAATAACCTTTTGAATAAGGATGCGCCTTACCAATCCGGTTGGGACCCTCAGGGTATTGATGTCTCTGATGTAGATGGAACCACTCCGCTTAATGTAGTCAATAAGGACTTTGCATCGTGGTGGACACCCTGTTACGCAGGGTTCCGCGGTGCGCGGCGTAAGAAGTACCTATTCTCCGGTGGAGGAGCGACTAACCCCAATGTTACACGGGGAGAGTTTGCTGCCACTGGGAATGGTGTCATTACTGCCAATAGTTTGAATTATATCACTACTGCAGCGTCGAGATTGGGGAAGTGGGCAACTACGCGCATTGCGCCAAATTCTGGAGCCGGTTCGGCTGCAACCAACTTGAGTGTGAATAACACGATTGAGGTTGAATTGCCGTTTTACCGGCCGCTCCGATTCTCGCCAGCGCGAGTTGTTCGGGCGCAGGATATGCCTACTAACTCCCATAGGTTAGTTACCTTAGCCGCGACTAATGATGCGGCTACTCCATCTGCTGAGATTGAAACGTTCAGCACAACCGTTCAGCAGTGGGATGCTGTTGGTGAAGATTTTACTTTGATGTTCTTCACTGGTTGCCCGATCCTGTATAACTACACGGTTCGGGAGTTTTCCTAATTATATGTTTTAGAAAATAATAAATAGACGAGTTTCGTAAGAGTTGCTCTCGTCATGAAAAGTATATGCAACTCGATTTAAAGCAGACAATGAAGTCTGTGGAAATCCATTCGGTGGCCGAATGGTGTGGCACTAGCGTGTCATGAGACGAATCTGCTCCTATAAGGAGTGGCCGGGATTTACCCTTGAGATTCGTCTCAGGGGCTTTGCCTGGTCACAAATTTAAGAGTCAGACCGCCTCGCTGTACATATCAGCCCTCCAGTTTAAAATTTCTGGAGTGCAGGGTATGTGCGTATAATCGTTTCCCGAGAAATAATTCGGGCAGCGAGGCCATCTCTGC